GTCTTGGAAGGCCAGGCACAGCGCGGTGATGCGGCCGTCCACGTTGCCCACGCTGAGCATGGGCATGGGCGGCTTGTCCGGGTTGAGCTCGAAGCCCTCGGCCTGGATCGGCCAGGGCGAGTACTCCAGCCCTTGCCACCAGATCGAACCGACCTGCGTATAGCCATGGAAGCGCAGCACGTCGCCCGCGCCGCCGCCGGTGATCGCGCGCGCGTCCAGTTCGAACAGCTCGATCTCCGCGCCCGGCTCCAGCTTCTGGATGTCGGCGTAGATCGTCATGGCGCGAACACCTGCTGGAACGTGGCCGACAGCGTGTAGTAACCGGCCGCGCGCGGCACCAGTGTGTAGCCGGCGCAGCGGAACAGCGCCGGCGTACCCAGTGGCGGCGTCCACTGGAACGAGGCGGCGCCGGCATGGCGATCGAGGAAGTCCTTGATCGGCGCCACGTAGCTGCCGTCGCCGTCGAACGAAAGCGGCCAGCTATCGATGCGGTTGTTGATACCGTCGGTGACGGTCTGGGTATAGCCGTCGCCGAACTGCGCGCTGCGCACGCGGAAGGTGGTCTGGCCCTGCGGCTCCACCTGGGGAATCCACCCGAAGACTTCAGGCATGCTGCATCCTCCACAAAATGCCGCCCTGGCGCTGCTCGCGCGCCATGACTTCCTTGACCTTGCTCTCCACCATCGCCGCGAGCTGGCGGCCGGCGTCGTCGCTCTGCGCCTGCGTGTCGCTCTGCGCGTTGCCGTTGCTGCCGACGTTGACGGTGATGCTGATCTGGTTGTTGACGCCGCTGCTGCTGTCGCCGCGGGCGCTGCGCACGCCGAGGCGTCCGTCCGGCCCGCGGGCGAGCGGCATGATGGCCTCCGGGCCGGCTTCGCCCATCAAGCCGGTGCCGGTAGCCATGGGGAACAGCGTGGGGCTGTTGACGATGCCGCCACGGGCGAAGGCGCGAAGCGGCACGCCGCTTTGCAGGGCCATGCCTTTGGCGGCCATGGGGCCATCGAAGAAAATTGAGGCGCCGTAGTTGCCGACACTGCCACCAGCCGTCGGACTGTAGCCGGGAAGAGCGGTCGATCCATTGCCGAACAGACTGCCGATCGCTCCGCCGATCCAGCTCAGAGCACTACCGGCCAGCTTGGAAACCTGCGATGCGGCAATATCCGCTGCCATCTGGCGGAGCATCGTGCGGAAGCTCTTGCCGACCTTCTTGAAGTTGCCATCCAGCGAGTCGAAAAGCATGCTGCCAAGGGTGCCGCGGATCCGTTCGCCGGCTTGCTCCGCCAGGGTGGTCATGAAATCCGTGCTTTTGGCGACCTCGTTCTCGGCCTTGCCGGCGTCGGCAGCGTTACCCGTAGCCGCTCCGGTCTTGGACCCTGCCGCCGCGCCGGCTGATTTGTCACCGGAACCGGCCGGGTTCTTGGCATAGCCGCGGAGGAAGGCGAGTACATAGTCGTTCGTTCCACGGTATCCGGTGCTCGCCGCATCGCCAAGCGCAGCGGCCGTGGTATCCGCCACACCGTGTTTCAGGTTGGCGTAGAGGTCATTGCGCGCTTGGATGCGCGCATCGCGGGCCGCCTTGCCGTCCGCGTTGAACGCGGCCATGATGTCCTTGGCGAAATCGTCTTTGATCTTCTGCATCGCCGGACCAATGGCCTGACTGGCCTGGGTCGGCTTGGCTGCCTCCTTGGTCGTCTCTTTTGCCGCCTCGTCTGCCGCCTTCGCGGCATCCTTCGTCGATTTCGTCGCGGCGTCGACGGTCTTCTGCATGTCGCCGAGCGACTTGCTCGCCTTGCTCAGGGCGGCCATGAAATCGTTGAGACTTTTGCTGTCGATATCAGCCATCGCTGCGTATCCTGTCGAGCATCATCAGCGCGTCCACCTCCCAGCGGTCGAGCCGCCGGGCGGTGAGCTGCGTCCAGTGATGGAGTTCGGTATGGGTGAGCGGCGTGGGCAGTTGCGCCAGCCACTCGGCCAGGTAGGCCAGTTCCGCCGGGCACGCCGGGCGGTCGGCCAGTTCGGCCGGCACGTGGCCGAGCTGGCGCCGCACCGCCTCGAGGTGCCGTTGCAGCGGCTGGCCGCCCGCGCCGACGGGGCGGGCCAGCTGCTGCTCGGCCTTCAGCCAGTCGGCGAGCTGGCGAAGGCGTTGCCGAAAAAAGCCTGGTCGTCGGCGCCGGCGCGGTCCACCAGCTCGGCCACCTGCGGCGCCTCGCGCAGGAATGCGCGGACGTTGTCCGACACGCAGGGCTCGTCGAAGCTCCAGTCCGACACCAGCGCCGCGCGCACCGCGAGCAGGCTCTGCTCCAGCGCCGCCTCCAGTTCCGCCTTGCCGGCCTGGGCCATCCGCGCGACCTCCTGCATGGCTTCCTCGCGGGCTTGGCGGAACGCATCGGACCACTGGCTGCGGATCTGCAGCCAGTGCTCGGTGGGCGTGCCGTCGGGCAGCGTCAGCGGTACGCGGCGGCCATCGTTGGCGCGCTGGCGGATCGCGAACTGCTCCATGCCGCTCATGCGCCGCTCCGGGTGATGCGCAGGTTGGTGCCGGACGCGCTGTCGTACAGCGCCTGGATCGGCAGGGACAGGGTGATCGGGCCGTCGTTGGCCACGTCCGCCTGGCCGCCGGTGTACTTGATGCGCGGCAGGAACAGCACGTAGCTGTTGGCGCCGTCGGACAGCGTCAGTTCCAGCGAGCTCTCGGTCTCGCCGATGAACTTGGACAGCAGCGAACCGTCGAGGAAGTAGGCCGTGAGCGTGCCGGTGAGGTTGCTGCGACCGATGCTCGGCTGCAGGGTCTTGGCGCTGCCGATCACGAAGCGCGGCTCGATGCCGTTGGCCAAGTCCAGCTTCAGCTCGGTCACCACGCCCAGAACCTGGCCGCCTTCCTTGATGGCGCCGCTGAGTGCATCCATCGGTCGGTTGGCCGGGGCGTCGGCGTAGGTGGCGCCGGCGACGGCGGCCGCGTCGACGGCTTCGGCCTGGCCGATCACATCGAAGGTGACGTTGGCGATCGCGCCGGGCTGCACGTCGAAATGCAGGCCGTTGATCTCGCAGCCGGTGTAACGCAGGTACTGGCCGATGTCGGCGAAGTTGCGTTCCATGGTGAAACTGGTGCGCGCGGTGCCGGCCTTTAGCACGTTGGCGTTCCAGCTGCCGCCCAGCGCGGCGGCGAACAGGTCGTCGTAAGCGCCGAAGCTCAGCTCGCCCTGGATGTCGCCGCCCACCTGGACGGTGCCGTGGCGCAGGTCGGCGATCTGGCGGTCGGCGCGCAGTTCTTCGGACTGCAGGGTGTTCTTGGTGAGGGCGAGCGTGGTGCTCTTGTGGCGCAGCTGGCGGAAGGCCGGCGTGGCGGGCGTCGCGCCATAGGTGGCCTCGGCGATGTAGGCGAGGCTGTGGCGGCTGCCGGTGGCGATGGTCATGCGTGACTCCTTGGTGGACAAAAGAACGCGGCCGGCGGCCGCGCGAAAGTGGTCCGGGCGGACCGGTCGGAAGGGAAAGGCGGGTGTCGCGATCAGCCGTGGTCGGTCCACGCCGTCCAGGCGACGCTGACCGTCATGCGCAGCCAGCCGTCCTTGTTGATCACGGCGGCGCGGCTGGTGCCGTTGATCAGCACCGGCAATCCGTTGCCGTCCAGCTGGCGGCCGGAACGGAAGTAGGCGCGCAGCGCGTCGGCCAGCGACAGCAGGCGGTCGATGCCGCCGCCGGGCGTATCGTTGAGGTCGATCTGGAAGACGCCGCTGTGGCGGTCGTTGCCGGCGGCGCCGAGACTGGCGCCGACCACCGGCTGCGGCACCAGCGACACGGCCGCCCAGGGCTGTCCCGAGGTCGGCGCGAAGTCGCGGCCTTCGTAGGCGGTGGGCAGATCGAGCGCGGCAGCCTGGTAGCCGGCGACGAGCGCGGCGTTGATGTTGGTGAAACTCATGGCGTATTCCCGTAGCGGAAAAAAGAAAAACCCGCCTCGGTGGGCGGGTCGGAATCGGGTGCGGTGGTGCCGTTGTAGCCAAATTACCGTCGGAACCGCGGAAGCGTCACTTCCGCACCGCGACGCCGGCCGGATGCGGCGAAAGGAACAGCGTGCGCTCGGCGATGCGCCGCCGCAGCAGGCCCGGCAGCACGCGGCCGCCGGCGAAGCGCCAGCGCTCGAATTCGGCAGCGGCGCCTTCGATGTCGCCCGCGTTGAGCTTGCGCAGCAGTGTGGAGCCGGCGAACGCCGCGGCGCCGATATTGAAGACGAAGCTCACCAGCGCATCGAACGACGGCTGCGCGAGCGGTTGCGTGACCAGCGCGTGGACGGCTTCCTCGGCCGCGGCGAGATCCTGGCGCAGCAGCGCCTCGGCTTCCGCCGCATCGATCCGCACCCCGGAACGCACGTCATCGCCCGTGTGGCCGTAGCCGATGGTCCAGATGCCGGCCGCGTCGAGGTAGGCGCAGGTGCGCAGGCCTTCGAACTGCTTGACGAGCGCCACGCCCAGCGCGCTGGTCTTCATGAGCGGCGCGTTCATGCGTCGAGCCTCAGCACGCGCGCCAGGTTGCCGCGCGCCGCCAGCAGCAGCGCCGCGAGCACGAGCAGGATGCCCAGCTGCCACGGCGTCGTCTCGCCTGGCACGGCATGGCCCAGCGCGATGTGGATCGCCTGGCCGCCGCTGCACACGATCAGCAGCCATGCGCAGGCCGATACCCACGGGCGATAGCGCGCGCCGGGCGAGCGCCGGTAGGTGATCAGCCGCAGGCAGATCGATGCGCAGGCGAGCAGGGTGAGCAGGGCGATCGGATCACGCACGGGGGCCTCCCCGGCTGCGCAGCCATGCGTCCAGGTCGAAGGTGCGGCCGCGTTCCAGCAGCCCCAGGGTGAGCGTGACGCCGAGCGCCGCGCCGAGGAAGGCGGCCAGTCCCGATGCTTGCAGCGGCAGCCAGCGCATCACCTCCGGCGCGGCGAGATAGCCGAGCGCGATCGACACGCCCAGGTAGGCGACGCGCCGCCACAGAGGCAGCTCCTTGGACGAAACGACGAACAGCGTGGCGCCGGCGAACGCGCCGATCAGCGCATTGCCGTCCACGCCGGGCAGCGACGCGGCGACGCCCAGGCTGGCGGCCGCCGCCATCGCCATGGCAGGTTCGGTCATGGTGGTCTCCAGAAAAACGAAAGGCCGCGCGAGGCGGCCTGGAAGAGGGATGGGCATCGCGCCGTGGCGCGTGGGAGGAGCGTGGCGTCCGCCGTTCGCTCGAAGGCCCATGATGCGTATTTTCGTCGGAAAGTGCGGAAGCGTCGATTCCGCACCAGGATTTCTTTTCGATGACTGGCAGCGCTTCGTATTGCTGCACGACGGATGAAAAAACAGGAAGGTCGCATACAGCGGCCTCGAATGATGTCGTTCGGACGTCCTGGCGTCTCCATCGTTCGTCCGCCCACGCTACGCATTTTTCCTGGAAAGTGCGGAGGCGTCGATTCCGCAATGGGTGCCGCTGCAAGGCATGACGACATACGCCGCATCACGAAAGATGCGACAAAGCAAAGGCCGCACGCGGCGGCCTCGGGGAAATGGCGTCTGGACGTCCGAAGATCGTCATGCCGGCCGCTCGTTCAGGATGCGCCGCGGGCGCGGAAAGCGCCGTGGCCGGCGTCGCGTATCACGGTGTGCTTCAAGCGGGAGCCAGCGCGCGTTCGAGAGCACGCGCGCCGCGCGTTTCGGCGTTGGCGCAGAGCGCTAGCGTCCATTCGTAGACCGGGCGCCACACGCGGCGGTAGCCGGCCTCGTCGCGCTCGATCATCGCAGCGCGCCTGCGGTCGCTCACCGGCTCGCGGCCATGGCCCTCGCAGGATTGGCACACGAGCACGCGGTCGTGCACGAGCACCTCGCCGCGGCCGTCGCAGTGCGGGCACAGGCTGGGCGTGGCCAGCTCCGTGAGCACGGCTTGGCGCACGGCCCGGTATACCGGCCCGACCGACGGCCACTGGCGCGCCTTCACCTCGTCCAGCGTTTCGGTCGCGCGCTGCAGCGCGGCGCGCTGGCTGGCGCGGGTACCGTAAGTGCCGTCGATGTCGTCCTCGGCGATATGGATCGCCAGCTTCGCGGCTTCAAGCTCGCGGCGCAGGCGCATCCATTCGCGCAACTGCGCCTCGCGCACGATGCGGTCCAGCTCCGCGCGTTGGAGTTGCGCGCCGTCCGGCCACCAGACCGCGCAGAGCACCTCGCGGGCGAGGCGGTCCTCGATCATGCCGAGCGCGCCGGCGATGTCCTGGGGAGTCAGTTCGGGCCGGCCGCCGTGATGGACCTCGAAGCGGGCGATCGAGGGGTTCAGGCGGGCCAGCAGCTTGCGTACGTTCATCGAATGCCTCCCTGTTCTGCGATGGCTGAAGCGCCGGAAAGGGTCTTCCATCAGACGTTTCCCGGGGGAACAATGATAAGTTGAGTTATCAACCAGTGTCAATTACACTTTGCATATCGCAAAGTAGACTTTTCATATGAGTAACTTCGCCGAACGCTTCAAAGCCGCCCGCGAGCGCGCGGGCATTTCCCAGCGGGCGCTGGGCCGCCGCATCGGGTACTCCGGGTCGGCCATCAGTCAGTGGGAAGCGGGCGTGATCGAAGCAGACAACATCCGCGTCGCGGCGCTTGAGATGGCCGCGGGGATCATGGGCGTCTCGGTGCGCTACCTGCGCACCGGCAAGGAGGACGACAGCCGCGGCGAGGTGCCCGCGGGCCTGCGCGCCGCGCAGCCGGACGTGCGGCAGCTGCCCGTGATCTCCATGGTGCAGGCCGGCCTCGGACGCGAAGCGACCGACCCGTACCCGCGCGGCTATGCCGAGCAGAGCGTCAGCGTGGATGCGGAGCTGGCGCGGGACCTGGGCCGCCTGGCCTTCGCCCTGGAAATCACCGGCGAGTCGATGCTGGATGAATTCCACCCCGGCGACATCGTCATCATCGATCCGGCGGTGAAGCCGCTGCCCGGCGACTACGTGGTGGCGCGCATCGAGCGCGACGGCAGCGCTACCTTCAAGAAGTACCGGAGCCGCGGCCGCGACGCGGACGGGCACGAGATCTTCGAGCTGGTGCCGCTCAATGCCGACTACCCGACCATCGTCGTCAACGCCGCCAACCCCGGCAGCATCATCGGCACGATGATGGAGCACCGCCGGCGCAGGCGCCGGCACTAGCCGTCGGGCCGCGCAGCGGGCCCAACCCCGCGCCGAGGAAGGCGAGCCCCGTGACGGAACGGCCGCGGCCGTATGTGAAGTGTCGTGGCTCAGTTGCCGGCGAGCATCGCCGCGATCTTCGCCATGTGCGACTCGGCCGTCTCGCGCACCACTTCCTTGTCCG